TATTGCACAGATGGCATATGAATGGTGTCAACGTGTAGGAGATATGCGTATTCTTACATGGGATAGTATAGACTTTAATAAGAAAAGATGTTCCATTGAGCAGAGTAAGCGTAGAGCAGAAGTATTCTTACCTATAAGTGACGGCTTAATAGAGATGTTAATGCAACAACATGAAGATTTTGGTTTTCAAAAGTACATTGTGCCTAGACCTAGCCCTTATAAGGGAGAATATATACCCTATAGTATGTTTAAGATGTCTAAGTTTTCTCGTCAGCTAATAGATGAGGCAGGGCTGCCAAAAGAATTAAGGTTGTCTGACTTACGCAGGACAGGCACGACAGAAATGGTTGAGGCAGGTGTCGGCATTGCACAAATCATGTCGGTTACAGGACACAGTAACCCACAAAGTGTGAAGCCTTACATAAAAAATACTTTTGAGAGTGCTAATTATGCCTTGACAGCAAGACAAAATCGTGATACATAAATATTAAATGCCGACAAGAAAGGAGTAATATATATAATGTTAAAGATATTAAATGATATAGATGTTGGCATAGGTGAAACAGTAAGAACTAACTGCCCAGTATGTAAAGGGTATAATACTTTTACTATTACGAATGACATGGGTAAGTTAATGTGGAATTGTTATAAGGCTAGTTGTGATGTAAAAGGTAATGAGAAAACACGACTATCTGTAGAACAAATGAATAAAAAGAAGGAGCAACAAAAAGAATTTGTAATGCCTGATTACATTGTACCTCATAGAAATAGAGGACACGTATTAGATTTCCTACACAAATGGGCAATAACATACGCACATAATAATATACTTTACGATGTCAGAGAAGACAGGGTAGTATTTTCTGTGATGAATGATGGTGTTTTTGTTGACGCTACTGGTAGAGCGTTGGCAGGATGGCGGCAACCTAAGTGGAAGCGATATGGTTTCTCTCCTTTCCCATATCGTTATGGCTCTGGTGATGTCGCAGTGGTGGTTGAGGACTGTGTTAGTGCTGTAGTGGCAGGTAATGTGAATGGTTTTGTTGGGGTCGCGTTACTTGGAACAACTTTGTTGGAACAACATAAGCAGATACTCTCACAGTTCTCAACTGTTTTAGTAGCCCTTGACCCTGATGCCATAACAAAAGCTGTAAAGATGACACAGGATATACCCAACTCTAAGTTATTAAGATTAAATAATGATTTAAAATATCAACGAAAGGATGACATTGATATGATGATAAGATTAGGTGGTGTGTAATGGAACAAACACTGTTACGTACCTTAATGAATAAAGACTTTCACGATAGTAATCGTGGAGACAGATGCCCAGATACTCTGTTCTCTACTGATGCTAAGAAAATCAAGAAGATTATTGATGAGATGGTTAGTACTTATAGACGTGACTTACACCCTGAAGAAGTACATATGTTTTTTATATCAGAGAACCCCTCTCTTACTACTGCACAGATGCATCAGTTTGATGCGTTGTTTCACTCTATAAAGAATGAACAACCTATGGGTACTGATGTAGCGAACGATGTACTTTCTAAGTTGTTTCGCAAGCATGTGGGGGATGAATTAGTTAACTTGGCAGTAGACTTATCTAATGGTGATATCACTACTCTACAACCTTTAAAAGATTTAATTGCTAAATACAATTCTGATTTCACACCAACGACTAGCGTTGAATGGGAAGATATATCTTACGATACTATCATGGATATGCTAGAAGAACACAGTCGTTGGAAGTTTAACTTACCTACATTAGCGCAAGTTGTAGCAGGTGTTAACTCTGGCATGTTGATTGAGGTAGGTGCTAGACCTAACACAGGTAAGACATCTTTCCATGCTAGTATGTTAGCAGGTCCCGGAGGATTCCTTGAACAAGGGGCTAAGTGTTTAGTGCTTATCAATGAAGAAAAGTATGACAGAGTAGCAAGACGTTATGCTTGTGTAGCATCAAATTATTCTGAGGATAAATTAAAACTAAATAGAGAGTTAGGTAGAAGTGCATATGAAAATATGCCAAACTTATACATGAAAGATAGTACAGGAAAGAATATGAATTGGGTAGATGGTGTTTGTAAATCTTATAATCCAGACATCGTTGTACTAGACATGGGAGATAAGTTTGCTAAGATAGATTCTAATCTTAGGCAAGATGAATCTCTGAAAGCTAATGTAATAAAGGCACGACAGATAGGAAAGGAACATAACTGTGCCATATTTTATATGTCTCAACTATCGGCAGAAGCTGAAGGTAAGGTGACATTGAACCAGAGTATGATGGAAGGTTCAAAGACAGGTAAAGCTGCCGAAGCTGACTTGATGTTATTGATTGCTGCTAACCCTGCAATTGGTAATAACTCAGATAATAATGACCCACAAAGACACATTAATATTGTGAAGAATAAATTATCTGGTTGGCATGGTAGACTATTATGTAATATAGATAACGTAACAGGAAGGTATAAAGTATAATGATAACAATTTTTGGAATAGTAATGGTGGCATTGTTTAGTAATGAAAATGCTACATTCATAGATGCAGTAGAAGAGAATAGAAACAATGGATACACATGGGAGTACGTAGGAAAACAAGATATAGAAAATGTAGAACTGTCTTTACCATTAGGTGATAAGATATACTTTAAACATACAAAGGAATAGTTATGAAAGTAACAATAGATGTGGAAACAAATACACAAAAGCGTGATGGTAAATTACACCTTGACCCTTTTGAGCCTGACAATTCTCTTGTCCTAGTTGGCATAAGAACTGATGCAGGTGATGAGTATTCTTTTCCATTTGACCACCCACAATCATCTGGGGAACAACACCATAAACGTGTACAAGAGTTTCTTGACAAGGCTACTGTACTAATATGTCACAATGCGGCATATGAATTACAGTGGTTGTGGGAGTGTGGTTTTAAATATGATGGTGCAATTTGGGATACCATGTTAGTAGAGTATGTCTTACAAAGAGGTGATAAGCAGGGTAGCCTATCGCTTGAGGCATGTGCTGAGAGACATGACCTAACTCGTAAACTTGGAACACTAAAAGAATATTATGCTAAAGGTTTGAATACAAATGATATTCCATTGGATGAGTTGTCAGAGTATTGTTTGACTGACGTAAAGGCAACCCAAGAACTGTCTGATTTACAATGGAGAAAGTTAAACACAAAAGAATATTCAATATTGTTAGATACAGTTATATTAACTAATGAGTTATGTAAAGTTCTAGCTGATACATATTGTAATGGCATATCAGTAGACACCAATATTCTTAATGATGTTAGACAGGAGTTTGAAAAAGAGAAACTAGAACTTACAAGTCAATTACAAAAAGATATACAAGACTTGATGGGTGATACAAAAATAAATCTTAGTAGTCCAGAACAACTGTCGTGGGTAATATATTCTAGGAAGCCAAGAGATAAAAATGTATGGGCTAATTCTTATAGTGAGTACATGAAAGACCTACAATGGCGAGATTTAATTAGGCTTGAAACTACTACAGTTTTTAAGACACTAGCTGAGAAGTGTAAGACTTGTAGTGGTAGAGGTTATATACGTAAAACCAAGAAGGATGGTACACCATACTCTAAAGATAACAAGTGTGTTGTCTGTCATTCTGAAGGCTTTATATATAATGATACCAAACAAATAGCAGGGTTAAAGTTTAAAGCACCATCAGCTAAGTGGGCTAGTGCTAATGGTTTTAGTACAGGCAAAGATAATCTAAAACACTTACAAGCTGTAGCTAAGTCAAAAGAGATGACACAAGCTGAACAATTCTTGTCTAAGGTTATACGTTTGAATGCTGTTGAATCTTATATATCTACTTATGTAAATGGTATTGAAGCGTACACAAAACCTGATGGTAAGTTGCATGTAAGTTTGATGCAACACAGAACAGCAACAGGCAGGTTATCAGGTTCTAATCCTAACATGCAGAACATGCCTCGTGGTGGTACGTTTCCTGTAAAGAAAGTATTTGTATCGCGTTGGGGTGGTGGTAAAATTATGGAAGCTGACTTTGCACAGTTAGAGTTTCGTGTAGCAGCATTCCTTTCAAATGATGGAGTAGCAATTGAAGAAGTTAAGACAGGCTTTGATGTACATAGTTACACTGCCAAAGTTATTAGTGATGCAGGTCAGAAGACTAGTCGCCAAGAAGCAAAAGCACATACATTCGCGCCACTTTACGGAGCAACGGGATATGGACGCACACCTGCTGAAGCGGCGTACTACGAACACTTCACTGAAAAGTACCAAGGAATCAAGTTATGGCACACCAGACTGGCTGAAGAGGCTTTAACACACAGGTATATTACTATACCATCAGGTAGACAGTACTCGTTTCCTAACGTACAGCGTAGACCTAATGGTGGCGTTACTTACTTTACTAACATTAAGAACTACCCTGTTCAGGGTTTTGCTACAGCAGATATAGTTCCTGTGGCTATGATACATATACATAAGTTATTGAAAACTTTTAAGTCATGTATTGTTAACACAGTTCACGACAGTATTGTAATTGATATACACCCAGATGAAGAGAAAGGAGTACTAGAAATAATAAATAAAACAAACACAGAACTAGAAGATTTAATCAACACTAAGTGGGGTATAACATTTAATGTTCCACTACTATTAGAAGCAAAAATAGGTCCGAATTGGCTTGACACAAAAGACGTTATATGATATAACTACGAACTCAATTACAGTATAGGAGATAAAATTTATGAGTGAATTAACAGTAATAAATACAAACGATTACGCAGCAATGGCAAAGATGATGGGCATGGCTTACGACACAGGCAGTGAAAGTAAGTCTAGTCTAGCACGACTACGAGTAAACAAGAAGCCTTTGTATGGTGAGACAAATATGAATGGTAAGATAGTAAAGGTTGAAGTACTATCTGGTGGCTTTGAATTAAAGAATGGTACTACTGTATATGCAGAGAGTGCTATCATCAGACCTTTTGTACAAAGATTTATGTATCAGAAGTATGACCCAAACAGTAACACGTATGTTAAAACTCTTATGGCAGACACCTTTAATGTAGATTTAAAAGATACAGTAGGTGATTTTAATTGTGGCAAACCTTCTGGTTGGATTGAAGATTTTAATTCCTTACCACAAGAAACTAAAGATTTACTTCGCGCTATTAAACGTACACGTGTTGTGTATGGTACAGTTACTATGCCAGATGCAGTAACTGAAGAGGGTGATGCACATCCCATTGAGGATATACCTTTTGTTTGGGATGTAGATACTAAAGAAGGTTTTAAAAATATGGGTGGTGTCTTTGCCAAACTTCTTAAAATGAAAAGATTACCTATGTTACATACTATAAATCTTAGCACTGCCAAGAGAGACTTACCAACAGGTAACTCATATTATGTACCAGTTCCTGAGTTAAACATGCAATCATCTATTGAGATATCAGATGAAGACCAAGGTTTGTTTACATCTTTTATGGAGAGTATTGAATCTCATAATGATTATGTTTTAAATGAGTGGAATAAAAACAACAAACCTGTAGAGAGTGATGGTTTTATTGAGGTAACAGATGCAGAGGAAAGCGTATGAACCATAGAGCAGAGATAGCTTTACATCAATACTTAGAAAAAACTGTTAAGGGAAAGGGTGCTATATCAAAAGATGTAGCATCCCAAATCTCAAAGGATGTATATGAGGCTGTATTAAAACAATTTGGAGTCAGTAAACCTAGAGAGTTTAAACTACGTATGTCTAATGTTGGCAGACCTTATTGCCAGTTGTGGTTTGAAAAGAAT